TCTTCCCCAAGTTGGAGATCAGATAGCCTTGGTACTTCCTCTTCCTTAAGAGTTGGTCCACAGTCACTCCAGAGTCCAGCTTCCTGGCCACTCGTGCATTCATTTTCTCCTTCTCGTCCTTGCTCCCTTTCCTCCCGGGCAGCTTGACACTCTCGAAGGCACCGAAGACAGCAGTATCCCAGCCTTCCTTGCTGATGTAATCCTTCCATCCTAGGATATCCCAGCTCTTCTTCACATTTGGGTGGTAAGTGGAAGATTCGAATGTTAGATCCGCAAATCGAGCATTTCTGGTTTGCTTTCTGCCAGACAGGCACACAAGAGCGTGTAGATGCATGTTGCCATCTTGGTGATGCTCGCGTGATACTTGGATGAATACCGGTTTCTGGGCAGAAAAGAGGTCCATCAGAGACTCTAACACGGTAGCGGGAGGTATGGGGCATTGCGAGTAAGTTGCAGCAATATTCTTAGCGTCAAAGGTAAAGGTGGAAGCAGTCACGGTAGACTCAGAGTCAACAAAGTCAGACATTAAGGGTACTTGAAGTTAAGGGTAACTAGTTGGTCGCGATAGAGGGTAACCTTGAGTAAACGGGCCACAAAACAGAACAACTGAAGTTAAACAATGAGCACTCGTTTGTATATATACATTCTGCGTCCAATCAAAGTCAATCAATATTGATCAAAAAAGGAAAATCCAATCAAAATATACCATATAAGGAAATCTTATCCAAAATTGCCCATAAAAGGAAATAAATACTTAGAAATGCCACGTCATCAATTATAAGAAATGCCACGTCATCAGTAAAAGTACCCTTGACTTGCAGGTGAACAGACCAACCCAGCATGCACCACACGTCGAGTCAAATTATAGAAAGTACGCGGAACGAATTACAGGGCTTAAGGGTAGGTTCGTTTTTCCCCACTAAGATTCTGGGAAAAACTAAACTAACCTACCTACGGACCCAAAAAAGGAAATAATGCACTCCTATGGGTCGATCGACCCGCTTAATCCATCGCGACCGTATCGCTAGGACAGTCGCGACGCCCAACGGGTTCGGCGGAACAGGGATTCCGACGAAATGTAGCGACATTTTTAGACGAACCACCCTTCTATAAGTACCAACTGACGCCAGTCATTTTTAATATCGCTTCTTGAAGCAAAAAAAAAGAACCCTTCAAAATTCCTCATAAATGTCCTTTCGACCACAAGGTCACTACATCGCCAAGTCGCAGCGTAACGTGTATATTCCGAACCCTAGCATGGCTCGAACAAAAGTCGTCAGGGCTTACAACAAGAGGCCTAATCCTTATGCTCGTCCTGTGGGTCCTGCTAAGAATCCTCGGGTGGGAGACTCCATGTTTCTGAGTGATGCAGAGATGAACAGAGCGTATGATGCAGCAATGTCTGCTGCTGCTGCTGCGAACCGGGCTTCAGCGAATGTGCGCACCGGAGGGTTAATTGACAAGGAAGTGTATTTCTTCGATACCTCAAGGAGCTCCATTCAGATTCCTGCGACTACAACTTCAGCGGAGTTGGATCCTAACACTGGGTGCACAGGATGTATCTCTGCCCCTGCTGTAGGGGACTCTTCCTCTAATCGCAGAGGAAAGAAGATCATGATCAGCAGTGCTCTGGTGAATTGCACTGTTACACGAAGCGGAGGATCCGATCAGGCGGATGCTGCCCCCGGTATTTCAGGTGTTGTGTGTCTGGTTCTAGACAAGCAAACCAACGGTGCTCAGTTGAACTCCGAGGACGTGTACAAAGAAGCAGGCAGCTCCTTTGCCACCAATGCTCTTCGAAATCTTCAGTATTCGAAGAGGTTCACCGTGCTTGCAGTGCAGAAGTTTTACATGCCTCCCACTCCATGTGGTACTGACGGGGCTTCTACATTGAGTTCAGCCGGTGATACTCAGCACTTTGTGTTGACACGTGGGCTGAATTTACCTGTAAATTTCACAACAGGGACTACTGCAGATGTTGCAAACGTGGTTGACAATTCTCTCCATGTCATTGCATTCGCTTCTCAAGCTGGATCAGGGATCAATGGTGTTAACCTCGCCTATGATGCTCGCATTCGCTTTGTGGGTTAGAAAGGCTCACTTTATTTATAATTCAAAAATATCAATAAAGTCATGTACTTCAACAACTAACAGTCTATCAATGAATGCTGCCACACGCTTGCTATCAGCTTTCTTGTAACAATTGTAAGGTTGAACGTTTGACAAGATAATAACGGGTACGTTTTTAGTCTTGTTAAAACACTGATACCTTTGAGGAAGGATGCAGGGCTGACCATCGAGTATCTGGTTCATGATACCAAGAGGATGAGTTCCATGGAACTCGTCAAAGATGATCAGACCATGATCCCTAGTCAAGCCATCGAAGTACTTCTCCCCTAAGCTCGGAAAATATGTCCGGATGCTCTTCGCTAAAGTCAACGAAAGGGTTGTCTTCCCCATTCCCGGATCCGAGACTAGGTACAACTGCTTGCTGCGTAAGGGGCGATTCTCCTCGAACAGATTCAGGCCAAGCCACCTCAGGATTGTTGAGTTCTGCAAGGAGAGCGTAGACTTGATCTTCGGAAAGGGAATCACCGGGCAATCTTTCAACATGGCCAGTTGTGTGGCGAAGTAATTCGTCTTCCCCAAGTTGGAGATCAGATAGCCTTGGTACTTCCTCTTCCTTAAGAGTTGGTCCACAGTCACTCCAGAGTCCAGCTTCCTGGCCACTCGTGCATTCATTTTCTCCTTCTCGTCCTT